CAGGTAGTAATGGTAATGGTCAACATGAACAATCTTTTGGACAAAGTAAATATACACCATTTGAATCTCCTACAAGTGGTAAAAAATTAGGAATAAAACCTAAAAATTTATTAGGAATGCCCTGGCGTTTAGCATTTGCATTACAAGATTTTGGATGGTATTTACGTCAAGATATTATTTGGCATAAACCTAATCCTATGCCTGAATCAGTTAAAGACCGTTGTACAAAATCGCATGAATACATATTTCTTTTAAGTAAAAATCCACAATATTATTTTGACTATGAAGCTATAAAAGAAGATGCTACAACTACAGATGAGACAGTTAGGGATAGGGATAAAACAAAATTAAATAACACGCCAGGTAGAACTAAAATGGCAGGATTAACCACAAATCATTATGAAAAAAGAAATAAACGTGATGTATGGACAGTAAATACAAAACCATATTCAGGTTCGCATTTTGCAGTTTTCCCAACAGAATTAATTGAACCTTGTATTTTGGCAGGTAGTCGTGTTGGGGATATTGTTCTTGATCCGTTTTTTGGAAGTGGTACAACAGGGCAAGTATCACAGCAATTAGGTCGTAAATGGATTGGATGCGAACTTAATAAAGAATATGAAGCATTACAAAATGAAAGAGTTAGCCAACAAGGATTGGAGCTTATATGAGTTCTTATTTAATATGGGCAATAGGTGTAGTCTACTTATACGTTGCTATAGAACAAATTCTTAAAGGTAATGTAGCTTTAGGTATATCTTTTGTAGGTTATTTTATTGGCAACATTGGTTTAGGATTGGTTGCTAAATGATTAACCCTAATGATGAAATCCAGCACATTGTTGATCTGATTGATGACTATGCCTATGCAGATGCTAGATTAGCCTGGTTAGAATCTTATAAATCAGCGTTAAAAGCATTAAGAATGAAAGATAGTCCTAGCCCATCTATTGCTGGTAAAGAAATGGATGCGTTAGCTTCTGACGATTATGTGCAGTATTGTTATGATTTAGAAGAAGCTAAACGTAAATACACATCATTAAAACTTACTATTGAAACTGCTAAAATGAAGGTTGAAGTCTGGCGAACAGAACAAGCAACAAACAGACAAATAGAAAAAATTACAAGATAGTGTATAATAAACAAAACCCCATAAGAATTGGCGTTCTTATAGGGCTTCTAACCACCACAATTTAAGAGGAATTGCTATGGCTGAACAAATTATAACTCAAGAATATTTAAAATCTATCTTTGAATATAAAGATGGTATTTTGTATTGGAAAATTACAAAACAAGGTGTTTGTAAAAATAAAAAATGTGGTTATATAAATAACAGAGGTTATTTGATGGTTGGTTTAAATTACAAAGAATATAGTGTTCATAGAATAATTTATTGTATTTGTATGGGATATTTTCCTGAGTTTGTAGATCATAAAGATGGCAATAAATTAAACAATAAAATTGAAAATTTAAGGCCAGCAACTGTTCTTGAAAACAATTTAAATGTAAAAACAAAAATTAGTAATACATCTGGTTGCAAAAATGTTTGCTGGAATAAAGAAAAACAAAAATGGCAAGTAAGAATTAGAAATGATAAAAAAAATAAACATTTTGGATATTATTATGATATTGAAGTAGCTAAATTTGTTGCTGAATTTATGCGAAACAAATTACATGGTGAATTTGCTTGTCATGTATAGAAATAAAAAATTATTAGAATTAACCAGGCAATTACCTTGCCAATTATGTGGAATACAAGATGGAACAATTGTCGCAGCACATTCAAACCAACAAAGAGATGGAAAAGGAACAGGAATTAAAGCATCAGATTATAGAATCGCTGCTTTATGTTACGGCTGTCACATGGAACTTGATCAAGGCAAAAAATACAATAAATCAGAACGACTTGAACAATGGGAAAATGCTCACAGAAGCACCATTGGAGAACTTATTGAAAGAAAAATATTACATACCTAGAATTATGTATGGTGAAGGATTACAACTCTAAGGGATCAAATCCGAATTCATCTGCAATAGCTTTAGCATAACGTCTAAATACTGCATCATGCTGATCCCAAGCTTTAGTGCGATACCTTTTCATGTGTATCATCTCGTGAGCTAGTGTTTTGAGTATGGTTTCAAAATGACTACATTTAGCTTTTGAAATGGTTATGATATGTAAGTCATCATCAAAAATATAAGAACCGTAAGCATCTTCTTCATCGGTTATAACAAAGTTAATACAAGCCGTATTTGGTAAATCCCAATATCTAAAGGGCTTCATTTGATTTAACATCAAATACATCGCTTCTAAAGAATTGGATGTGGGTGTCATACGCTATACACTTTGCCTCTGAATTCTATTGTATGGTCGTTTTCATCGTGAACTTGAAACAACTCAGGCATTAATAATCTGCCTTTATGAAATGTCAGCATAGCAAACCCTGATCTCCAATCAACAGGAGCATCTTCTGTATAGTCTATAAATTGATTGCCTTTAGGATGCGCTAGTGTGCCTGTTTGCACACCATAAAACGTCTTTTGATAGCCTGTAAGTGGTTGAACGGCTAATACATGAGTATGGCCTGTAACAATATTAGCTCCCAAAGCAGCTTTAACGTTATTATACCCAGCATAAGCTCCGCCTTTTAATCTGTGTTTGACTATGGTTTCATCGTTTAACCAAAATGACCAACATGGCTGCCATGAAATTAGGTGGTCTTTCAGCGAGAAGCCCTTCAAATTCTGATACTGAGGCACGTTTGCCGAGAGAAAGGACTCGAAGCGAGAGTCATGATTTCCAAACGTATGTATCAAATTTTGTTTAAACTTAGAAGCTGCTTCAATTTCACCCATGTAATGCGTAACTGCATCAAGTTCTTCTATTACTGTGGGAGCATTTGACCACATAATTTTTGGGTGTCTAGATATTGAAGTTCCATCAAATATGTCACCATTGGCAATAATTACCTCTGGTTTGTATTCTCTAATAGCTTCTAAAAGGGCAAGATACGCAGTAGTTTCTGTGTCAGGATAAAAGTGTGCATCGCTAAAAACAATTACTCTGCCATTTTCAATATTGATGCCTCGTCTTACATTGTGGCGAGTTTCGTCTAGTTTTGCCTGTAATTTTGCTTTTTCTTGTTCTGGCTTAAATTCACTTTTAACTTTAATATCAATTGAATCTAATTTTATGTTATATCGTTTTTCTAATGCTCTACGTCTTTTGTAAACATTTGTTAAATCTGTGTCAATAACTTTGGCTAATTTGGAAGGAGACTTATATTCATGCCATAATTGGATAAAGTATTCATCTGTCACTAATGGTGGTGGCATACAAGTCCTTTTGAAGTTTACTAATTTATAACACAATTATATTAATTTACAATGACATACGCTAAACGAGTCGATGAAAACCACCAAGAGATAGTTAAAAAGTTTAGAGAACTTGGTGCAAGCGTGTTTGATGCAAGTGGAATTGGTCGAGGATTTCCAGATATTTTGGTAGGATTTAACGGTAATACCGCACTCGTAGAAATTAAATCAAACGAGAAAAAGCGTTTTACGGAAGCCCAGTTAAAATTTATGGCTGAGTGGAAAGGTTCATCTGTTACTAGAATTAATGATGTGGGTGGTGCAGAAAGACTTATCAATATGATGAAACTCTGATAAAATAAAGCATGGAAAAGAATATGGCCTTATTTCTTGCTACCCTGTTACATTCAGGGACTAATACTCATTTTATGCACTGGGCAACAACTTCTTACGCACAACACAAAACATTAGGTCACTTTTACGAAAACATTGTTGAATTGACAGATCAGTTGGCAGAAGCATATTTTGGATGCTATGGTCAAATTAAAAACTTTCCTGACAGTTACCATTTGCCTAAAGGCACACCACTTAGCTATTTAGAGTCATTACAACGCTTTGTTAAAGATGCTAGAGGTGATTTGCCTACTGAATCACAGATTGTTCAATTAATTGACAACATTGCAGAAGCAATCGACACTACTATTTATTTGCTAAAATTTAAAGGTTAATCATGCCATTAGTAAAATCAGCCAGTTCTAAAGCCGTTGGTGAAAACATTAAAACTGAAGTAGCTGCCGGCAAACCTAAAAAACAAGCATTAGCGATTGCTTTAAATACACAACGTGAAGCAGCAAAAGGTGCAAGAAAATTACAATTAGAAGAAGCGTATAGCAAATACGTTGAGGAAAAATAATGAAACACATGGACAGAAAATATAAGAAAGAGGATGCTTTACTGCGACCACATAAAGAATCTACATTAGAAAAGAACCAGGCTGACAGAAACGCTAGACGTAAGATGATTGCTAACAAAGTTAAAGAGTTGGATAAAGAACTAAAATAAGTTACAATTAATATATCTTAACTAACCACTTAGAAAAAGATATGGCAAATAAACAACAGACAAATAATCCTAAGGGTAGACCACCTGGAGTACCTAATAAATCAACAGCATTGGCTCGTGAAGCAATTGCTCGTTTTGTTGATGGTAACTCACACAAATTACAACAATGGCTTGACGAGATTGCTTCAAGTGAAAAGCATGGGCCTAAAGTAGCATTTGATTGCTTTATGCAAGTTGCTGAATATCATGTGCCTAAACTAGCAAGAGTTGAACAAGTCGGAGATGAAACTAAACCAATTGTTCATGTATTTAAATGGAAGGATTAATTGAGATAGTTTATGAGTTTGATTACAAGGCTCGTGATGCTTTCCTAGACTTTCATTACCGTAAAGAACGGTGGGCAGTTTTAGTATGCCATAGGCGAGCAGGAAAGACCGTAGCGACTATTTGTGACACAATCCGTAGGGCAATAGCAGAAAACAAGCCTGATGCAAGGTACGCTTATATAGCACCTTTTTACGCACAGGCTAAAAATATTGCATGGGATTACTTACTTAAGTTTGCCAAGCCAGCCATTGTTAAAGCTAATCAATCAGAATTATGGGTGGAATTGGTTAATGGTGCAAAAATCCGATTATTTGGTGCTGACAATCCAGATTCTTTGCGTGGTTTATATCTTGATGGTGTAGTTCTTGATGAATATGCTGATATGAAACCTAGATTATGGGGTGAGATTGTTAGGCCATTGCTTACTGATCGTCAAGGATGGGCTACATTTATTGGTACTCCTAAAGGGCATAATGCTTTTTATGACATTTATAACGAAGCACAAAAGAATTCTAATTGGTATGTAAAGACATTAAGGGCAGATCAGTCTGGTTTACTAGCTAATAGTGAATTAATGGATGCTCAAGCCACTATGTCTGCTAACCAATACGAACAAGAGTTTTTATGCTCATTCGAAGCTGCTATCTTAGGTGCGTACTATGGCCAAGAGATGCGTAGGATTACCGATTTAGGCAGAATTACAGATATTGAATATGATCCTATGTTCCCATGTCATACTGCGTGGGATTTAGGTTTTAACGATAGTACAAGTATTTGGTGGTTTCAAGTAGTGCATGGAGAGATTAGAGTGCTTGATCATCATAGTTCTAACGGTCAAGCGATACCGTATTACACAGGTTTAATTAAACACAAAGAAGAAGAATTAGGGCTAACTTATGGCATACATTGGCTACCTCACGATGCTAGGGCAAAAACACTTGCTAGTGGTGGTAAGAGCATAATTGAGCAAATTTCGACAAAAATTGACATAAAACAGTTAAAAATTGTTCCAAATCTGTCATTACAAGACGGAATACAAGCAACAAGACTTGCATTAACTCGCACTTGGTTTGATAATAGATGTGAAGAAGGAATAGAATGTTTACGTCAATATCAACGAGAGTGGGATGAT